TGTCGATGCTGCTGAGCGTGGCGACTATCGTCTCAAAAAGGCTCTTTGGGTGCGCGTGTGGGAACTGACCGAACTAGGCCAATGGGACAGCGACAAGTCATATCAACCCGAACTATCAAAATAGGCCGCTACCCAATCTCAAAATCAATCGCTCGCCAATCACGCTTACCTGCCATGACTAGAACCTCGGAAATAACAGCGTCGATTTCCTCATGCCAATAATTAAGGAACCTATGAACGCGAGGAAATTCTGGAGCTATGTCGTCGCATTGCCAGCAGAATGTTTGCAGGATGTGAGTTCGAGGAATGAAATAGATAACGCGGGTAGTAACCAATTCTGGATAGCGCAGGATAATCATGACTGAAACGCCCAAAGAGGATTGGTCTGGTGCGGTGTTTAATCGCGGTGAGCCGGAACATAGTTGGCCGACAATCCGGTGGTTTCCGATTTCATCTTTGGCGGACGAGAGAGAGGTTTTGCTTTATCAAGACGGGCGCGGAATGTTGGTTGGCTATATCGAGCGTGGCATTGATATATCTGGAAAGCCGTGGTTGCGCGTAGAAGCGACTACGGCACCGTTGGGCTATGATTCTGTCGAGCACGAACGAGAGGTAGATAATCCGACTCATTGGTCTCCGCTTCCGCTTCCTCCGGGCCATAGAGTTTATGTTTCGTCGGAACGCATAAGACGTGAGTTGACCGATGAGGAAATAATCGCAACCCAATAAACAAATAGCGCGGCCACGGGGATAATTCCCGCAGCCGCGCCATGAATAGAATAGGTGATGAAAAAAACCGTGGAATTCTAAATGCCAGAGCCTTGCACAAAGCAATAAACGTCGAGGGCGTGATTTAGGAAAATAACCGCGTGACCGGTCGGGTTGCCTCTATCGAATTTCAGCTTGTTCTGTGGCACGACAATCTTGGTGCCGATAGGAACGTGCGGGCGCATTAACGGCCCGTCATCCCGATCGTCCGTTATGGTGGCAATTACCTTTCCGTCTTTAACCTCGACTGAATCTGCGTAATACGCATCAGCGAAGCCACAGCAGCTCATATTCGGATTGTCTGGCTGCATAAGGCTGCGGAACCAGTAGGACACTGCCGGGTCCTGCTGTTCCCATTGGCCGAGGTCGCGCGCTACGGATGGAATTGCCGCAATGCACAATAGAACTGCCAGACAGCGCAATGAAATGTCCTATATATAAAGAGAGGCATTTAAAGCCACGTTTCGCGTCTGAGGGCTATGCGGATATGAGAACAGAACGGGAACGCGTTTAAACCGCCCGTGGGGCGATTTACGGGGCTATTTATCCGAGGGCGGGATAGTTTCCCGCCATGCGCGGGCCTTCTCGCGTCCAACCTCTACAATTAGCTCCAATTGGGCCAATTCCAGATCGCGGCGGATCGTGGTTCCGTCTGGGTCGGTGATCGACAGATAAAGGGAATCTACCGTTGGCGAGCCGAAGGCTAGGGCGAGGACGGGGAAGCGTTTTTGTTCGGGCATTATTTCAGGCTCGCCACGATCCATTTAATAAGGGCCGGGTTATCTCGGATGACCATTGCTAGACCGCAGGCGAGTTGGCCCACGGTTCGTTCTTCGTTGTCTTTGTCGTTCAAGCCCATTGTCTGATAGAGCGCGTGCAGGACTTCGTGGATTGTTGTTTCCGCCGCTTGGGCCGGCGAGGCAAATTTATCCCTAAGCGAGATTTCCAGCAGGTCGCCGTCATGCATTCCGTAGGTTCTGGCAGCTTCGTCCTTTGGCAACGGCTTGACCGCATAGACGAACGGCCCGACGCGGATTTGCTTTACGGGAATCATGACGCCTCATTGTTGGATTTGCCAGATCAATCCAATGTTCGCGATTGCATAACCTAGAAAGGCCAGCGCCATTCCGTTATGGCCGTGGGCGTATTCAGAGATGGTGACGCCGAAATAAATGAAGGTGACGATGGCTATTAGGGATGCGCTCATGCGACCTTCTTGCCGCTATACCAGTGGGCACAGCTTTGACATTGCCACCGTTCTAACTTTTGTTTTACTGCCACCCTAACGCCGCGGCGCTGGACATTCTCTGATTGACAAACTGGACATGCCGGGCGTTTGCCAAATGCCGCCGTGTTTGGATGGTTATGTGCGTAGGGACTTAGCTTCTCATAAACTTGGACAAGCAATTCAACGTCACGGCTGCAATACAAACCCATCTTCTTGAATGCGGGTATCTCGCCGTTCTTCGCAGCGCGCCAAAGTTTGAAGCCGCCAGTCTCGCGCTTCTCGCCGCAACCAAGGAACACGCCCAAATCGTTTAATCGGTTAGACGTGAACCCGAACTGCGATCTGGCAATCCTTAATGTATCGATCGACTTTGACGGAGCCGGCGGCGGTAAATTCCAATAAGCGAAGCGAGCGCGTGCCTTGCGTTCGTCAAACTTTATGGAGTTGTGGCCGATAAGGAAGTCGGCTTCGTCAAAGACGGAGTGTAGTTTCTTACACAGTCCGGAATCGTCGCCCTTGTCTCTTTTGAATTCCGGAAAGTCAGCAAGCGTATATGTTCTGACTTTCTTCTCATGAGCCCATTTCACGCTAAAACAGAGAATGTACCACGGATCGACAATCTCTATTAAATCTTCTTCGTACATTTTACCGGCCCATGCTAGGGCTGTGGCCGGGCAGGTCTCTATATCAAAGTACGCAATCCGTGGTTTACTTGGCTGCGGTTGCTCGCCCAAGCATCTACCTCACTATGTTGTTGTCGGGAGCTTCGTAGGGAAACAAATCAAATTCATCGGAGCTTTGAATAACGAACCGCGACGCATTAGGAAGGTCAACGCAACGAACGCTGACATCCAAATGTTTGCTTTTCAGAATCAGGTATTGTCTTGCCGTCCATAGCAGATCGACACAGCCGCTTTCGCTATGCCAGATGCCCCTTGAGGCGTAGAGATGACCGCCGGCTACCGCCAGAATGACCCAGCTCACGAGCGCTCGATTTCAACCTTGATGGCCTCTTTCGCTACAATGTCGGCGGCTTCTGATTTTGCTACCGCAACCTTTTCCCGCGCCTCGCTCTTGGCCGAACGCACAAGTTCAAGGGCTTCAAGTTCGGCAACAATGACTTTTTCCTTGGCGCGAAGGCTGGCAATCTTCTTCGCCTTCTTCTTCATTAGCCGATTTCTATTCCAGTGCTGGAATGTCTTGCTTTCGTAAATCGCAATGCCAAACCAGATAATGGAAAAGCTTGTGGCGATGGCGGTAAAAAGCGGAGATAGATAACCAAAGACACTTAACACAATCGCGGACGTTGAAAGCGTATGACCTATAGGTGAAATGCCGTCCATAATATTGTTAGCCCCTGACGCGCTCATGGCTTGTCGAATGCCTCGCGAACTTTGGCTTCGCATTGCCTGACAGCATCTAATCTTCCGTTAGCCTGCCCTAATGCGGCGGCCTGCTTTGCCGACCTCACGCCCAAATCCTCGCCCTTGACGATCCGTGGATAGGGAACCGGCACCGCGTTATTCTCGCAATCACTTGGTATTTTTACAGCCAGCGGCGGAGCCCCAGGCAATGTTGTGCATCCGCCCATTGTGGTCATTAGCAATAGAAATAATAGACGGCTATAAATCTTGCGTTTCATCTTTTCGCTCCGGCACATCCGGCAGTGCCAATTATCTGGCAGATTCGGCGGTCATCATCGACCGTAGCCCGGCGACAAGCAGCGTAACCCTTGGCGGCTTCCTCATAAGATTGAACCTGTTGCTGTAATGCGTCGTTGAATTCGGCTAATCGTTTTGCCGCGGCTTGAGATTCCTGCGCGGCTATCTTTTGCGCGTCGGCTTCTTGTTTGGCTCTTGCGGCGGCGGCTTCGAGGTTCTTGGCTTGCCATTCTGCCGTTACTTCGGCTGCGCCAGTAGCAATCCCCTTGGCCTTGCCAGTAGTATATGCGGCTAGGAAAAGACCGATGGCGAAGATGCCGAAACCGACGAAACGAAGCGGCCGCAGAACCCAGGCGAGAGGATTTGTAGCCGGTATCGAAAACACCACGCCGAGATAGAGGCCGCCGACAATCATGATCCCGGAAATGACGTAGGTAACTGATACGCCCAGATAGGACAGGATTAACGATGTCACGGTTTACCTAATGCCAAGTCTGCGGCCTTCTGCGCTTCAGCGTCGGTGATGGGTGGTTGAGGTGGACGCGGCTGCTGCGGAGGTTGATACGGCGGCGGCGGCGGCTGATACGGAGGCGGTTGGAACGGTCCAGGCTGCCCTTGATATTGCCCCGGCATTGGACCGGAGCCAATCGCCCCCGACGAACTTGAAGCAAACCCGCCGCCCATCGGGCCATTAAACACGGCGAGCTTTTCTTGCGTTCGCGTCCACACTGCCGCGCCGACAATGGCACCCATAGCGATGTGGTACATACCCCCATTGGTTAGCGTGAGTGATTGCCAAGGGTGAGTATGGTCAGGCCCGTTAATCCACATGGTCGCGGCAGGAAAAACAACGAAGTCCGCTAAACAAACCACGAGATATTGAATCGCCATTAGCGGGCGCCACTTCGCGACCAGCCATCCCTCGCCCTCTACCGTTGGCTGTGAGAGTCCGGAAGCGTCAAGGCTAGACATTTACTCAGCGGCGGCCTGTAGGTGCATTGGATCAAGTCTGCCGCTCTTATAGTCGCCGCCCCAGAACCACCCCTGCGCCTTGAAGGCATTTACGACAATCGCCGGAATTGCTCCAAGATCGCCGTTGTAGTTCATGGGATTTTGTTCGGCGTCTATGTCGATAGCGGCGCCGAAGGCATGGCACGACAGCCTATCTGAGCCACGCACATTCCGATAATTGTACGAACCGGAATAGTTGCTCAATCCGGCTTCATCGACCTGCGCTTGATCTCGTCCATAAGCATCCCAACAAGTATTAAGAGCAGCAAGCAATGAATCAGCGCATTTAACGTGTATAAGAATGCCGTGGATCTGAGTGCCCTCGTAATACATAGCAAACGGTGGGGCAACGTGCGTAAGTAAAGACGTATCTTCCCACGGCTTGCCATAGAACTCTATGAGAGACTCCGTATCGTCGTGGGGCCACATGACTAAAGGCCGACTTTCGCCTTTAGTGCGACGATGTTTGCTTCCGCCGTGCTGATGCGGGTAATCAAATCGGCCTGCGTGGCAAGAGCGATGTTAGCAACGACTGTTGCTTTTTCATTCGCGATGAAGCCTTCGACCTTGGCGAGAACCCATCCCCAACCATGCGAAAGAACAATCCAACCAAGAGCGCCGCCGGCGACAAGTGCGATTGTTGTTAATTCGATTCCGAACATTTATTTATTCTCCGATTTTGAAAAATGGGCCGCTTGGCGGTTTCGGCTCAGCCAACTCACCGAGTTTTGTCGGTTGCCTTCCGGTGCGCGGCGGATCGTGGGGATGATGGATTGGCTGCGCGGATACTTTGATTTGCGGCTGTCGTCCAGCGAACTTGTCCTGAAAATGTTTGACGCGACTTGCCATATCCATTTTGTGTCTTACTTCTTGTCCTGTGATTGGCTGCGCGCCGTGGCTGTGCTGCAACGGCAACGATGTTATGGCGGCAACATCGCGTTTAGCGTGTCCGCTGATTTCCAACGAACTTATTTGGACCTGCTGCGGCTTGATTTCCAGCGCGGCAACAACGCGATGCTCGCGCTTGATGAAAGATCGGTTAGCCATAGGATGGAACTGGCGTGAAGTCTGAGTCGCTGCCGACAAGGCTGAAGCTACCTCCGGTTCCGGTATTGGTCACAAACTTCGTATGATTTCCAGAAAATCGGAATTGCGGCGTGCCGAATGCCGCGGCGGCTATCGTTGGATCGACCGGCGTGCCGACACCGCCGGCAATCGTAACGAACTTGGAAAAAGCCGTTGCGTCCCTTGGGTCTATCGACTGCCCGAGCCACATCTGAAAATCTCCGTAGCGAATCGGAAAGTCATTGCCGCCAAACTGACTGCCGTTTATCGTCAGGCCCTCGCTGCTGTAACCACACGTCCAATCCGACGAATCGCTAACGCTTCCGCTATTGGGAACGGCAACGGTAAATGTTACATTCGTCCCTGATGATATAAGCGAATCGGTGGAATGACTCAAAAACAGAATTCCAGGGGAATGGCCGACATCATAGCTATTCCAACCGAGCGAATAGGTTCCTGCGTGTAATCCGGCAACGCTTATGTTCGTAACTGACAACCTGCACCAACTGGGGACCGAAGCAAATGTCAAAGACGGTCCGGGATCACCAGCTGGTTCTGTCGTAGTGGTAGCCAAAGTAAAATTCGTCGGTGTTACCGGGGCGCTACTCGAATATCCGTGACCAAAGACTTCCGTGTTGCCGAGTTGACCTGACGGAAATGTTGGGGCGGCAAGATCGCCGTTCGCATACACGCCATTAACAACCATCTTTATGAGCGCGTCGCCTTCTACGGCCCATGTGCTGTAGTTCTTGATATAGTCCGATGTCTTGGTGCCGTTGCCGTTATACGATGCGAGCATGTGATACCAAGAATTGGCGCTCGTTATCGTACCAGCGGGGGCCTTGCAAGTAGCCCCGAATGCCGTGGAAAACCCACGGAATATAGAAACGTCGGCCTCTATATGACCGTCGGAGCCAAATACAAACTGCGTATTACCGAAAGTGGTGCCGCTCGTAATGACATTGAACAAATAGCATTGATCTGGATCGGTATCCAATGGAAGCCGAGATAGATTAAACCAGCACGATAAAATATATTGACTGAAATCAGACGGCAGAGTGCCGGATAGTTGCCCCATGCGCTAATTTTGTACAATTTCAAGTTCTACCGTGAACACCTCGCCATTGGCTGGCGCGTATGCCGCCCTTACCTCAAGCAAGCCATAGATAACAGTTCCGGCCGCGAGCCGATGTGATATTTCAGTTCCGACAACCGGAGTGCCGGCACCAGCCGCCCCGTCAATGAAGGCATAGCCGTTAGTGGCAATGTCCACCGATAGCGTGCCGATCCAACCTGAGATGTCTGTTGACCACGCAGAATTATCGCCATTAGCGATACCGCCCGTGGTCGAGTTTGGGTTGCTGGCATAGAGGTGCAGGCGAAACGTGGCGTTCGATGTCGTCGTGCTGGTTTTTTTGATTCTTGCCCGGCGCACCATGAACGCACCACCAGCAGACAACGCCGCAGTGAACGACATGGGCACGACGGCTGTGGCGGACGTTGAGTTTGCCACCAGATCGCCAGACGCATACGTTGTGGTATCGGCCGGCCTCGTGAAAGTAGCAGAGGCCACCGTGACGTAAAAAGCCATTTATTTATCCTATGACGAGCAACGCGGCTAGCTCGTCCGTTGTGGAGGAGTTTGACGAACCGCCGGAAATGATCGGGGTTGAATCCGCCGTCCAGCCGGCACCGATTACCGATGAAGTCAACAGGGCTGTTGTCTTAATCATATTGGTGCGCGCTTTGGTGATGGTCGATTCCTGAACCAATAACGTGAATAGACCCTGATCCGCCGTGAGTTGGATGGTGTCTCCAGCTTCGATGGACAGGTCTTTGTGTTCAAACGTAACTGATAATTGCTGCGACCAAATGCGATAGAGATAATCGAACGACATTGCTCTTGCCTGGTCGGCAGAGATAATGAAGTCGATGGAAACCGAACTGATAACACGGGTATTAGTAGCAACAGAAGTCGATAGCGCGCTTAATGTGGTTCCGGCTTTAGTGGCGGCCTGTTTCTTATGTCTATGTTTCGAGTATTGCGTCGTAACGGCGAATTCGCGGTTCGGATCAATATATTGGATTTCGATCTGGCCAGGTAATGTTTCTGGGTCAACGCGATTGAACTGGATGGCCGGAGAACCTTGGCGTGAAATACAATCGCCCTCGCTGATATTGTAGTCGATTGTCAGGCTATCGCCTATTGCTCGTCTTTGTATCCTGATCGGATCGCCGTCGATGACTTGGAAGTTAAAAGGCCCGGAGTGCTGCCTACAGAAGTCGGAAAATGATTTGTCAGCTGTTATTACCAAGCCATAGCAAATGTCGGTGATGCCTGTAATCGAGACGTTAAGGTCTTCCTCGGTAGCAAGCTTGAGGATAACGTCCGCGACGTTGAAAGTAGTTGTTGGCGCGGTCATCCCGTCCCCGCCGCAAACTCAACCGCCGCCGGAGTATAAGCGCCGCTAAGTGTATTGGTGCGCTGCCACTGCACGGAAAGATTAGTCGGCAGTCCTGCTGCTAATGGGTAGTTCGGGAAAATGATGTACCTCAGTCCACGAAACGCATTAGTTGCTGCCGCCCCCTTATCCGCGACAATCAACGGAGCCGGTTCCTGTGCTTCATCTCCCGGATAGACAACCGCACTGTTGACGCTTGCCTCCAATAACGCGGCTGTCGTCGGGTCCATACCAACCGGCGCAATGAATCCTCCGCCGCCATTATCGAAAATAGCAATACCGCCCATGATAAGAGCGGAAACAATGCCTTCCTCGTCAGGATCAATAGGCGCGCATAATGCGGCGGCGAAAGTAATGGTAGTCGGAGCGGTAGTTGTTGGAAGCCCCGTAGTGCTATCAATAACGGTAGAGCCGACAAGCTGCCCTGATTCGCTTATCCCTTGCGCCCAGATAAGTCTTAACGGTAGAAGGCAATGTCCAATCGTTCGATAGATCGTCTGCCCGATCGTATCGAACGTAAACTGGTATTGCGGACCTGCGGGGGCTGGCGAAGATGCTGATGTGCTGCCGGTGCCAGTTCCGTAATTCGGGTTATTGACCCATGTCAGTTGCGGTCCATAACCGTAGTTGACGATCATGGACACATAGCGCGCTTGCGAAGCCGGTACGGCATTGCCGTATGCGTCTATGGGCAGTCCGGCCTGTGTCCCCGGATACCAGGCATTACCCATTTAGAAAATGCCTATGGTATTGCTTGGCGGCACGAAGGTTTCAGCGCGCAGGTTCGTTATATTATTGAAGCGGGAAAAACACTGGTCGGGAGTCAGATTGCAGCCAGTATGAATCTCTAATTGGGTATTCGCCGGCATGTCGTTGGCGCCGATTGGCAGGAAGGTCGTCACCGTTAGCGTCGCATGATCCCACGAACGAATTGGGATAACCGGATAGCCGTCCAGTGGTCCAGAGCGGACGTAAATTCCACCCAGCACATACCAGGTGTCGTCCGTTGCGCGAGTGTCAGGAAGCGCCGTTAGCTGAATAGTAAAGTCGCCAGTCCGCTGTCCATGCGCGTATCTAAGCCACGCATTGCGCGCGATGAATACCGCCGTGCCGTCTGTCGTGCTGTTCCCCACGGTCGGGTCATAGGTCGGAGCTGACGATGCCGTTGTCCCGGCCGTCGTGCATTCGTAATACACATTCGCATAGTCGGTCACGTCGCCCATTGAGCCGGTCTTGAACCGGCCATAGGCGTCGTTGACTGCAAGCAATCCGGTGGCAATGTCTGGACGAACGAAAGCAACGCTGCGTCCGATGTCGGCAGGGAGAATCGGAATCTTGCAGCGGTCGTCGCCTAGTTCTTCCCGGCCCGTCAGGCTGTAGTGTTCTGTTAACGGCCCTTTGGCTCGATTAAGCGGGCCATTGACGGAAATAGTAATCAGGCCACGGGTCGTTTCTTGAACCGTGCCGATTGTGGCCTTCGGGATGAGATCGTAAGTCCCTGCCACCAAGTTGCCAAGATCGAACATCTCAATTGTAATCGGCCAACCATCTAGCGCGCCGCGCGTTCCGTCACCCGGTTGGATCAATCCACCGGAAACTGCCATCACGGTCACATCAGCCGTGGCTGGTGTTCCATCACCGGGAAACTGAAGGTTGGTCACGTCGCATCCCGGAACCGGATGAAATGTATTGCCGCCCGACACCACCGGCTGGTTATGGCTCGTGAACCTAAGCGAGACTATTCCCGTGGTTATTGTTACCAGAATGGGAAGCGCCAGATTCTTAGTTGTGTCGAACGGCAAAGACCTCATGTAAGATCAATCAATTCTTGTTCGAGGATTTCGCGCAATTTAATGTCCGATACCTCGAATGTATTCAATGCGTGCATGGTGGACGTGATCGAATCTTCGGCAAAACAAATCGGAATTAGATATTCCCCCGTGACTGTAACCGTATCTCCGGAAGTCAATCCAACAACGTCCAATGTCCCCGGAGTTGAAATCGCCCAAGTAGCCGGAGATCCGTTGACCTTTACCGTAAAATCAACGTCCCTTTCGTCCAGCAAAAGAACTCTTTGCGCGTAGGTTCTAGTTCCCGTGGACGGAGTGTAAGAACGATGTAGCTTTACTGTCCCCCCATCCGTGCTTGGAACCCAGGTCTGCGGTTCGTCGGTCAATTGGTAGTTGTCGTTATAATCCCTCAAGCAGAACGGCCAGCGGTTGCCGATCGTTGCGAGGATTATCGACCTTATTTCCTTGGCGTCATCTGGTCCGAGAGAAACGCTGTAGTTCCTGATGGCCTGATCGCGGAATAGTTTCCGACCGCTGATCCCGGACTCGCTCGTTATAACGGAAGTGTCGAAGGTGATTTCAACTGATGCTTCTGCGGCAATAGCATTGGGAAGGATCGGTAGTTCAATCGGTAGGACGGTGGCAACGACAGGAACGGTGCCGGAGAACAGGGCTGTATCGGCAGCTTCGCTAGTCGCGAACGCCCCTGTTGTCGGTGAGCTACCGGAGAACGAGGCGGTATCCGGCGACTCGGCAGCCGCCAAAACACCGAAGTTTATCAGCGTGCCGGTAAACGACGCGCTGTCCGGCGCTTCGCTTGCAGCAAGCGTTCCGAAGTTTATTAATGTGCCGGAGAACGCGGCGACGTCTATGGCTTCCGTGGAAGCAAGGTCGCCGGTAACAGCCGATGCCGAACTGAATGCGGCAACGTCCGGCGCTTCCGTAACAGACAGGTCGCCGGAGAAGATTTCCGACGCATTGAAAGCTGCGGCGTCTGCGGCCTCCGTGGCCGCTAGATCGCCGGATGCTATTTCGGTAGCAGTAAACGAAGCGGTGTCGGCAGCTTCCGTCGCTGCGAGACTGCCGGACTCTATTTCAGCCGCAGAGAACGCCGCAGTATCGGCCGCTTCCGTTGCGGCAAGGTTTCCGACGAATATTTCTGAGGCGGAGAACGCCGCAATATCGGCGGCTTCTGTGCTTGCTAGGTCTCCGCTGTATATCTCGGCAGCACTAAACGCCGCCGTATCCAGTGCTTCAGTTGAAGACAGATCGCCGGTAGTATTGCTTCCAGACTGCGGTATTGCCGCAATCGGGTAGCCGCCAGGGCCTAGTCTAGTTGAGGCGGTCATTTAGCCTCAAATAATGGAAAAGGTGTCCCCGCTTACGGCCGTTGCCGGCAGCGTGCCAACCGTTAATGTCGGAGTGTTGGAGGCGGAACTCGCGCTGATGGAAGATGATGCCCCCTTCAGTCCCGCCGTTGTCGTGTTGCCGTCGAAAAGAATAGTGCGATTAATGAACTGGTTCGATACCACACCGGATGCGGTTGCCCCGGCAATGGTAAGGGCTGAAGTAGGAATTGAAGTGGTTGAGGCACCAGTCGTAACCGTGCCACGCGCTATCGCGTTCGTCGTCTTATCAAGATTGCTTCTCTCGTTCGTCAGTTGAAACGAGCCAACCTGAAACCCTATCATGCTGACGCCGCCAAGTGTCCCCGTGGTAATCACGGCGCAGAAGTCATTTTCAGCAGCGTAGAAACTGGAATCCGATGAAGTGTCGATAACGACGTGATTTAAGCCGGTGCGGCTGTCATAATCAGCGGTTAGAGTTACGCCAGTCGTGCTTTCGGTCGTGGAATTCTA